AAAGGTTTTCTTGCAACACAAATAGGTTCGTTAGCAGGTTTTAGTGCTGTGCCCCACCCCTCATATTCTTTTGCTTCTTCTGTTTTTGTTTCATACTTATCTACTTTATTGGATGTCAGTTTATTCTTTTCTTCTATATCGGATGCTTGATATGTAGATGCTGTTGGTATTGCTCTACCTCTATTCTCGTGTCCTTTTAGTTTATCTATACTCAATCCTACATTGTGAGACTTTGGAAATCCTGAACCATACAACCACATAATCTGGTCTCTTATCTCAAATCCTGCATCCTCTATATTCACCGTCATTCTATGATAGGTTCTCGTGCCACCAAAAGAAAGCACATGGCCTCCTGGTTTTAGAACACGAAGGACTTCCTTCCAAAATTCAACGCTGGGAACATCGTGGTCCCATTTTTTATTCATAAACGATAATCCGTATGGTGGGTCTGTTACTACGCTGTCTACGCAGTTGTCTGGCATTCCTTTTAGGAGTTCCAGATTATCGCCGCACATAAGTTTCACGGCGTTCTTTCTTGTCATTTCTAATAGTGTCTTTCTCATATACTATATATATTATATTATGAAAGTCTCTTTTTGATTTATTTTGATTTATTTTTATTTTTTTTCTAAAAAACACTAAAAGAGAGATTTGGAATATAATATATATAACATAGGAAAGAAAACTTTATTGTTATACTTTCATATAATGAATATAATAGCAAATACAGGGCAATAGAAATCAATACGGGTAAATAAAAAGCAATATAAAATAGGTTCATCAACAGGCACTGGCTCCTAATTCTACCAATGAATAAAAACAATGCCTTCTATGAGAAAGAGACTGCAAATCTCATCATAGAAAATCAAGACCACAGGTTGAAATACCTCTATATAAGGGCTGCAATCCTTATATAGAGGGTGGTTGAGAGAAGTCAAAAGAAAGGCATTGTAAAAATGTCCTGCGCTGTCTAACCTGACAACAGGCCCTCCATACTCGCAAGAGTTTACAACGATGCCTAACCCAGTGTGGTTGTTTTGATTGAGAACGAGCGAGCTTTGGTGCTCTCTCTACAATAAGACAATCGTGGAGGGGCGGCAGCGTAACGAGACTGACCGTGGGGTGCTTTTGGCTTGGCAGAAAGAGTAATCGTCTGCAAACACGAAGTATGTATATTTCTTTATTTAGAAGTTCTACATATGGAGGGTAAAGGTCTCGTTATATCCAGTAGTTATTCTTTACCTAAAAAGATGCCACATCATGAATAACAATACTAATATAATAACTATTTACGAGAAAATCTCAAACGCCGATAGCGTCGCCCCAAGCAGAGCGACCATTGGCAGTGAGGACAAATTGTGATTATAGACCAAGTTCGTTTAGTCTTCTGTCTCTTACCTCGTCTTTGCTCCACTCGGCATTTATGTAGAAGTAGCCTTTACGGTATTTCACCAGGTATTCTTCCAGTTTGATTTCTTTATCTGGGTCAAACGCATATGGTTTCGTCCATACATCTTCTATTGTATAGACATACACTCGCCCGTGTAGTTCACGCATTTTGTCTTTGACTTCTTGCACTACTTCTTCTTTTGTCTTTATCATACCATTTATGTTGTGTGTCTTACAAATATACGGATTATATCATATGCCAAAACAAATCAAACATAAAAACTTTTTCGCAATACTTTTCAAGTTCTCTTTGTTGGCTTCTTGTTGCGAAGCAGAATTGCCCGTTTATCCAACTACCATCGTATACCGCACATATTTCCTCTAAACTAACCGAGTTTGATTTTGCTGCTTCTAATACCTCATTTATCGTTTTCATAATTTCTATTTTTAGTTTGTCTTACAAATATACGGAACTTATTCCAATAAACAACAACTTTTTGAATTTTCTTTACTATAACTTCTATAACTCAAAGTCGTGGTTGCCCGCCACGCACAAAGGCCAGCCGTGTGACGCTGGTCTTTTCTTTTTGATATATAAGTAAACAACAACGATTATGAAACATACGAAAGAACAAGCATATGAACGCGCTGTTAGAGAGATAGCACAATATGAAACGGCAATACATTTGAGAAAGGAAAACCAATCCTTATACTTATTCCTCCGTAGGTGGGAACTTCTATACCTAATGCCGAAAGGAAACCACATAACAAAACTTGCCTATACAGACGAGGAACTGCTCCTAATGGCAGATAAATACGAAACCTTATACGACATTAGAACGCAGTATCCAAACCTCTTACGCGCTCTAAAAACACGAAAGATACTTCCAGAGAAATTCCAATGGCCCAGACCAAAAACAGAGAAACGAAAAAGAGGTAGACCTAAACAAGAAAAGATTGAGAAAGAACCTGAAATCAACATAATACCAAAAGCATTTCGTGGTGGAAACAGAAAAGGACCTCACGCTTGCTTCCGAGCAGTAAAGACAGATACTGGCACAATATGTGGAAGATGTCGTAAAGAGTTTCAAACTATGTCAAAGGCTTGTAAAGACTTATGCCACTCTTGTAGCAACGCAAAAGCACTATGGGACAACTACAACTCTAATAAAGAAAACAACCCTTGTGTTCTAAACATACTGGGTAATGTGAAAGACAGATACTGTCATACCATACTGCAACTTCCAGACGGTCCTATGTATATAGGTATTGAGGTAGACAACAAAGAAAAAAGAAGATTATTTGATGCAGGGTATTTGTTTATTCTAAAATAATCCTTACATTTGTAGAAACTAAAATATATTATTATGAAAAGTAAAATCTACAAATGCTGCTTATGTAGCACAATTCAAAAAGGCTACGGCAACAATCCAGCACCATTAGTCGTAGACGATAAGTCTCAATGTTGCGACCTATGTAATGAAAAAGTAATACAAGCAAGATTTCTTGCTGCTTGGAACCAGGACCCGAACGAACTATAAACAATCCATATCAACCTTTTTTCGCTTTTGGAGTATAATATATATAACATAAAAAAAAAGGGCAAACAATGATAGACTACAAAAAAGAAAGAGCCAAACTCCTTACAAAGACGAGGAGTTTTGGGTTTAGAGTTCAAAAGCAAAACGGACAAATATATTTCGGTCATAAAGAAACAGGAGACGAACACCGAGTTTTGGATGATTTTGAGAATATAAGAGCATTTGTAAAACAAGCAGAGAGAGATTACAAACTAAAACAACTTGGACTATGATTGATGTAAAGAAAAACAACACAAACCTGACTGACGAAAGCCTAATAGAGATGAGCCTTGCAGGTGGGGCATACGGAACTCTACAAGGTATGGATATGATAAGAGCAGAGTTCCAGGACCTTATTATGGATATGCAAGAGCGAGTAGGAAGGTGGCGTATATGGTTCTATGACAATACAGACAGAGGCATCGTTGCAAGTTTGTATATCACATACGACGACGAAAGACTTTTGGCAAAGACCACAGAGGTTCAGCGAGACAGCCTACTAAACAAACTTGGAATATGATACTATAACTAATAGCTTTATTCAATCTACATACAAAGAGCCGACCAAAACAAAAGGTCGGCTTTTTATATTTTAGAAAAAGGACCAGAGATGGACGCAGAAAAAGTAATGGACGGTATAATAGACGAAATCTATTCTCTTACAGGAGAACTTGCCGCAAATGTAAAAGCAGAGCAGTATGAAATTGCTGCCATACTCAAAGTGGATATAGAGGATATGCTCCACAAGATAGCAGACAATCTTATTGAGAAGAAACTAACCACTCTACAAAGAGAGCAACTTGACTTCTACCTCGCAGAAGTAAAGCATTCCTTTTTGATTGACTGGTTTGAGGTTATGGAAATGGAACCACCAGAAAGAGAACATAAATAATATATAGAATATGAGAAAGCCAAAAACAACAGAAGCAAACAAACAAGCATTCCTGAAAGCTTATTCGGCACACCTTTGCATTGTAAAGAAAGCGTGTGAGACCATTGGTATTAGCAGAACACAATACTACTTTTGGTTGCAAGACGACGAAGCATTCGCAAAGGCTATTGAGGACGCAGAGGCAGGACAAATAGAGTTCGTAGAAGACGCACTTCTAAAAAGAATAAAAGAAGGTAGCGACAGTTCTATTCAGTTCTACCTGAAAACAAAAGGTAAAAAAGCAGGGTATGGGACACAACTCGACATAACTTCTAACGGGCAGTCCTTGGCGATACCTAACATAATAGAACTAATAGAAGTAAAAAAACAAAATGACAAAGATGAAAATAAAGGAGAAGTATAAGAACTTATACCACAACGGTATTACATACAATTTAGGTAATATGAGCGAAGAGAAACTCAAAAGAGTTTGGGAAACTAACCCAGATTTGAGATATGCTTTTGAGGATGAACCAGTAAAGTTTGACGAAGGTTTGATAGACATTGGTATAGACACACCTGAAAAGTTTGACGCACAAATAAAGAAAGTCGTTTCAACACGAACAAAAAAGAAGTAATATGAATTGTCAACCTTACAGATAAAACACACACCGGTATTCGCCAAAAACTGGAAGTCGCTCAATGACCCGAACATTAGGTTCGTAGTCAATCAAGGAGGAACTCGTTCCAGCAAGACATATTCCTTATGTCAACTCGTAGTTGTTTACTGTTTGCAAAACCCTGGCAAGACCGTCTCAATAGTTAGACGGTCTTTTCCAGCTTTGCGAGCCTCTGTAATGAGAGACTTCTTTGAGATAATGAATACCCTGGGCCTCTACGAGGAGGCCAGTCATAGAAAGGTAGAAAACATATACAACTTTCCAAATGGTTCTTGTGTAGAGTTCTTTTCATTAGACGACGCACAAAAGGTGAGAGGTCGTAAACGAGACCTGCTATGGGCCAACGAAGCAAACGAACTTGACTTTGAGGATTACAACCAGTTGAACTTCCGAACCAGTGAGAAACTATTCTTTGATTTCAACCCGTCGGATGACGAACACTGGCTATACGACATACTCGCAAAAGAAGACGCGGTGCTAATACACTCAACCTACAAAGACAATACATTTCTACAACCTTCTCTTATCAAAGAGATTGAGGACCTTATAGAAGTAGACCAAGACTACTACAACATATACGCATTAGGTCTGCCAAGCAAATCAAATCACACTATTTACAATCACCATAAAACTTACATTGACGAATTAGAAAGATATGACGAGACCATATACGGTCTTGACTTTGGATATAAACACCCTGCTGCTCTAATCAAAGTGCAGTTCAAAGAAGATATGTCATTTGTCAAAGAGGTGCTATACGAGACCCACCTGACTGCGGAAGACCTTGTAGAAAGGATGAACTCATTAGGCATACCAAAGTCTGCTCCAATCGTCTGTGATTACGCGAGACCAGAGATTATTGAGGACCTACTTCGTGCTGGCTACAACGCTCTACCTGCAATCAAAAATGTCCTGGAAGGAATAAATGCTGTGAAACAATCAAAACTATTCTACCATTATGAGAGCAAGAACTTGGCTAAGGAGTTCCGAAACTACAAATGGAAAAGTGCCGGTGATAAACTACTTGACGAACCTGTAAAACTATTTGATGACGCGATGGACGCGATGAGGTATGCTATACTATGGTATAAAAAGAACGGTATGAAAGGTTCTGGTGGTTGGTCGTTTATGTCCTTTTAGAACAAGGGAAACACTGAAATATAATATATATAGTATATGAGTGGAAGAGATTGGAAAAAGCACATAGACACCTTTATTGGAAGGAATTGGAAGTTTATTGAGGAGTGTGCGAATAATATAATGAAAGGAAAAAAGAACAATGCAGGAGACCTATTAGGCGAACTTTGTTTGTTCCTATACGAACAACAAGATAAGGTGGTTCCATACTGTGCCAACGACAATTCACTAAAAGCGTTTTGTTTGAGTTGGATGAAACTACAAGCACAATACCCGAGCACACCGTTCAATCGTAAATATACACCGAACGCACAAGCAGAGGAAATGCCAGATGTTCCTACAAGCGATGAAACGGTTCCAGAAGACGAATACATACAAGACCTACGACGCGTCTATACAGACGAACAGGTTGACAA